ATAATAAAAAATAAAAATAAAAAAAAAAGAAATGGTAGACGAAAAAGTAAAACAAGTTAATGAGATTATTGAAAAATTAGACAAAAAAGATTTTAGTCTATATTTTTTCACACTTGACACAAAGGGAAACCCAACAGCAGGAATTGCAAACATTTATGAGCACGTAAAAGTATTAAATGAATTGGGTTACAATGCAAAAATTTTGCATGAGAAAAATGATTACAAATTAAGAGGTGATGAAAGTGGTATGGGTATTGCAGATTGGTTAGGTGAAGAATATGCTGCACTACCACACGCATCAATCGAAAATCAAAATTTAAATGTTTCACCAGCTGACTTTATTGTCATCCCAGAAATATTTCCAACACTAATGGACCAAATTAAAGGATTTCCATGTAGAAAAATTGTATTATCTCAGTGTTATGATTATTTATTGGACCTTTTACCAATCGGAAAAAGATGGGAAGCCGATTATGGTTTTGGACATGTGATTACAACTAGCGATAAACAAGCTAATTATCTAAGAAATCTTTTTCCGTCTATTAAAACACATACAATACCTGTATCAATACCAAGTTATTTCAAACCAAATGAAAAACCAAAAGTTCCAGTTATTGCAATCTTAACAAGAAATCAAGGTGATGCGGCTAAAATGGCAAAATCATTTTATTTACAATATCCAATTTACAAATGGGTTAGTTTTAAAGAATTAAGAGGTCTATCTAGACAACAATTTGCTGAGGAATTATCTAAATGTTGTTTAGCTGTATGGATTGACGATAATTCTGGATTTGGAACATTCCCAATTGAAGCTATGGAGTGCGGAACGCCTGTTATTGGTAAAATACCAAACATGGTTCCTGAGTGGATGGAAACAATTGACGAGACTGGTAATCAAGCTATCAATAATAACGGAGTTTGGACAAACACAACACTTAATATCCCAGAATTAATTGCAACATACATGAAGGTTTGGTTTGAAGATTCAGTACCATCTGATTTAATCGAATCAATTAAAAAATCTACTGGTTTATATTCACCTGAAAAACAAAAAGAAACAATTGAACGCGTATACGGTCAACTAATTGAAGAAAGAATACAAGAATTTAATAACATTTTAAAAGCTCAAACAGCTGTAGAAGAAAGTAAATAATTTAAAAATATGAAAAAAAGTAACTCAAATATCTCGGTAATCTTACCTGTACACGAATTAACCGAAGAAACAAAACCAATGTTTTTAAACGCCATTAAAAGCGTTGAACAACAAACTGTAAAACCTGATGAATTAGTTATTGTAATTCCAAAAGGTAGCGGTATTGCTAAATATATCAAAACCGTAGATTTCGGCGAAATAAAAGAAATCGTGTCGGTTGTTGAAAATGACGGTGAAACTGATTTTGCTAGCCAAATAAATTACGGTGTATCTAAAGCAAAATCTGAATGGGTTTCATTCTTAGAATTAGATGACGAATATGCTAACATCTGGTTTAAAAATGTTTTAGAATACACAAAGGCTCATACCAATGTTGAATTGTTTATGCCACTTGTTGTTGATGTAGATGCAAATGGCTCATTTGTTGGGTTTACTAACGAAGCTGTTTGGGCAACTGGATTCTCAGACGAATTAGGTGTGTTAGATTTAAACGCATTATTAATGTATCAGAATTTTAATATTGATGGTATTGTTGTTAAAAAATCTATATTTGAATCATATGGTGGATTTAAACCTAGTATTAAATTAACATTTATATATGAATTCTTATTAAGAATGACATTTAAAGATGTTAAGGTAATGACAATTCCTAGATTTGGATACAAACACGTAAATCAAAGACCTGGTTCTTTATTTGATAATTACAAAAATACAATTGACCCAGCTGAAGCTAGATGGTGGTTAAGTCAAGCAAAAAAAGAATATTATTTCGATAAAGATAGAAAAATAACGTATGAAACACAAAAAGTGTAAATGGTTAGCAAAAGAGGACGCAAAAGAAAGAATGAAATGTATTTTGGTCCAGACGAAGAAAATGCCGTTAACGAATACTTAGCATCAACTGATGATACCGAAAGAAACTTGATTTACAACAAATGGTTAAAAGAGCCATTGGATAAAATGATAGAATCTATTATTAGAAAATATAAATTATATAGAAAGGGTGAAACGTTTGAAGATTTACACAGCGACACCCTTTCATTTCTAATGACAAAAGCACATAAGTTTGAACATGGTAGAGGTAAAAAAGCATATTCTTACTATGGCACGATATGTAAACATTATATTTTAGGATTATTAATCAAGGATGAAAAGTATATTAAACAAACAGCATCCTATGAAGATATATCTTCCGACTTAGAAGAACGTAAAGAGTTAAGCTATGTTATTGATGAAGATGATTTTCAAATGGATGAGTTTTTTAAAAAACTTACAAATGGTATCAAGGATGAATTAGACGATGAGAACTTACCACCAAAAAAACGATTAACCGAAAATGAAAAAAAAGTAGGTCAATCCCTGATTGAAATATTACAAAATTGGGAAACATCGTTTGATGCTATGAGTGGTGGTTCTAAATATAATAAAAACTCCGTACTAGAAACCATGCGAAACTACACCAATCTATCAACCAAAGATATAAGATTGGCTATGAGAAGATTTAAAGAGTTATACGAATTTTTAAAATTCAAAACCCTGTAAACGTATTTAAAAATCTTTTACTTAATATTTATATAAAAATATATTATCATGCCAAGGAAAAAAAAACAAGATGTAAAAGTAAATGACGTTGAAAGCTTAGAGGGTTTAATGCAAGAAACTTACAATGATGCGTGTCTACAAATAAATGATGCTCAACGAAGCATAAATGAATTAGCATCAAGCGCCACACCACAAGATGTAGACGATTTAACAAAAATAGCTAAAGAAAAAGGTGGTCTTTTAAAGGTAAAAGATTCTGCGATTAGAATTAAACTAGAATTAGCAAAACTACAAAGCGATATACTTAAAAATAGAGGCGATGCCGAAACAGCAATTCAAGAAAGAACTGATGGCAAAGCGTCTTTAAATGATTTTAAATCAATTAGGGAAATGCTTAAAAACGATAAGGATATTGAGAACCAACAAGATTAATAATGTCTAATTTAGTCAAAAAAAAGCAAATATTTGGTAACATTGCGGCAGACAGGACGATTACTGAGGGTATGCCAAAATTAAAGACTACCTCATCAATGCCATCAATTAATAACACTGGCAATGTGGTTGCTTTTTTAACAGATTTAATCAAGGCGCTTGATGGTTATGAAGAACTAGTAGATACTGTAATTGATACAATCACAAAATATCTTGGTACAATTGAAACCGAGATAAAAAATGCGCTTCAACTAGAATTAAAAGCTATCGTAAGCTGTGGTGTCAACCCTAGCCTACCCGATTATATTAAATCAACAGGTAACGGGATAAAATTTACTGTTGATAAGATAGATTTTACAAACATATTAAAAATTGACCCAAGTTCAACTGCTGGTGGACTTATTTATACCGATTTAACACCAAATCTAATTGATAGCAAAGATTTTAATACTTTTTTATACCAAGTAATACAAAATGATGGGTCTGTTAATGGATGGGGTCATCAAACAACGGGTGCTGACATATTAACGTTTCAGTTTAAATCTGTTGACATTGCGGGTATAGACCCAAACAATACTCTAACTATTAAAGCGGCTCAATCATATGATAATAAATCATTAAGCGACATAAACAATAATTTTATAAATAGTGTGACACTATTTGATTCAGCAAAACTATTAACAAAACTAGTTGATAATATATTTGGTACTGTATCTAACCTAGCAAAAACATCAAAAAACTTTTTAGAGAGTAAATCAAAAACAAATTTTATTATTAATAAAATTACAAATACCGAGGGTAATGATATACTTTCAGACAATTTTTTTGATTTTTCAAATAAAGATAAAAAATTTTTTGAAGACGAAGCTAATTTATGGAAACAAGGAAAAGCCATATATAAAACATCTGGCGAATTCACTTCACAAATATCAGATGTATCATTAAAAAATATGACCAAATCTGTTTCTGGTGCAACAACCGAAGCAGCAAAAAAAGATGCGATAAAAAAATCTTTAAACGACTTAACAAATCAAATTACAAAAGCGTCAAATGATGCAACCAAATTGATTAACAATAGAAACAATCAATTAAAAAAATTAAGTAATAAACTTGATTCTTTTAGTAAAATTAAAATTGACCATAAAGCATTAAGCTTAAATTTTATTCAACAAATTATAAATGATTTTGTTAAAGTTATTGTTAATGTTTTATTATCGCCAAAGATTGTTACAATATTTCTTTTAAATT